ACTGACTGAACTTGTCCTTGATGGACTCCTCAAGCACATTCATCTTCTCACGCATGAGCTTGAATATCTGCGCTGCGCCCTTGTTCTCATCCTGCTCCTGATCAGAGATGATCACTGATCCAGCAACTCGACTGTAACCGTATTCAACGGTGTCGAACTCATCCGTCTGGTTAACCGGCAGCGGCGTATAATAGCTGTAGCTGGTAACGTTCGGATTGCGTCCAACAGTGAGTGGATTGGTGATGTTGTATCCACCGTCTTCGTATTCCACTCGATCGTTAGCGAATACCCATGCCATGAGTGCATTGGATTTGATACTCGCCATAACCAACTTGCGTCGGCTCTTCGTCATTGTGCTGTGCAGTACGTCTGCTACAGCGGGGATAATTGTTCCAACAGGCATTGCCTACTCCTAGTTCAACTGGACACCATGATCTTGCATCGCCTGACGAATGATGTCGCCCCACGATGCGTTTTCACTCATCGGTGCGTTGTTGCCGACTGGTGCGGCACCATTACCCGATGCACTTCTGCGTCCTGGTATTTGACGCGGCTGTGGTTCCGGCTGCTGGGAGTTAGGCTGCTGTGGCTGACCCAACTGCTGTTTTAGCGGTCGGGACCAGTCAAGTCCGTTAGCATGTGCCCAACGTATCATCTTCGTATAGGCTGCATGCAAACTCAAGTCAGGCTGAGCCTGCAACATCTCGGTCAGCACGTCAAGGTTTGCGTTGCCTTCGGGGTTCTCAGCCAGGAAACCCTGTAACTCCTGTTCGGCCTGTTGACGCAATTGCACCTGCTGCTGATTACGCTGCTGCTCCTGTGTCAGCGGTTGCAGCTTGTTGTCAATCATGCGGCTGATCGCATTCAGGTCCATCCCCGGATTGACACCCTCTTGCAGGAACGGGATGGGATAGCCTTTGCTCTTCACCTCTTCGACCAACATACCAAGTGTACGCACGGGATCACGCAGGAAGTCGCTCATCACCCGTATCGCAACCATGTGGTCCTCAGGACTGATGTTCAGCCGTGTGGCTTCCTGCATCACCTGATTGCCACTCTGCACTTGCCGCTGCACAGCACCTAACTGCTGCTTCAACTGGTTGTTCTCGCGTGCGTGCCGCTGACCTTCCTCAAACACACGCCGCTCGATACCACCCTTGGCAACCGTGCGTCCCGTTACCGGATCAACTAGATCACGGGTACTACCATCACCTGGGACTTCGACCAACCCGTCGTGCCGTCGCTGCACTTGTTGTGCAGATCGGTCATCTCCGCTGCCTGTGCCACCAGTTTGAGTAGGCGGCGCTGATGATCGTCCATCGCCACCACTTTCACTGCCCGACGCAGGCGTTGACGACGTGCCTTGTGTATCGCTGCCACCTTCAACTTGGCCATCATCGCCTCCATCCGCGAAGTCAGGGATGTTCTTCAGTATGCTGTCTTCAGTTGTGCCACTCATGCTGCTTGTTGCGGCTTACCACCGCCCCCCTGCGTTGCTGCCAACATCTGTTGGAAGATTTGTGCCGGTGGCACGCCCTGAGCTAGTGCCTGCCCAATCGCTTGCAACACAGGCGGTGGTAGCTGTTGCAGTGCTTGGACGACCATAGCGGCTACCTGCATGCCACCGGCACCTGACTGCGTTTGCTGCGCAGCCTCTGCACCACCGGGTTGTCCTTGCGGTGCATTACCAGTGCCGCCCATACCGGGTGCACCACCCTGACCAGCAACAAGCGTCTGTTGCACCTCAGCGGCGATTGCGTCCCAATCCTCCTTGCTGACAGTGAAGTCATCGAACGCTTTGCTCATCATACTGAGCGTGACCTTCAACGCAGCAGCCGGTGCAGCACGCACATACTGCGCCAACACCTGACCGATCTGTATCGCCTCCTGCTTCTTCTGCTGCGTGGTCAACTTCTGCGTACTGCCACCAACCACAGTGATGCTCATCGCAGCAAGATCACGCAGGTTGTCCAACGGTCGCCAGAACGGCGTCACATCCAAGCCCGTCAAGTCGTTGACCGTCTGCGCATCCATGAACCGCAAGCACAACTGCGCCAACTTCCAACCAACATCACCGAGTGCGTCCTCAATCGCGTCCAGACGCATGTCCATACGCATGTTGCCCATCGTGCTGTAGTAATCAATCGCACGGTTGGTCGTGTTCGTCTTGAACTCACCACCACGTTCCGCCTCGCTCGTAGCAGCGATGCGGTCGATGCTCATGTACAAGTCCTTCTTGTCGAACAACTGAGTGAACGCCATGCTCGGTGGCGGTATGCTGAAGATCGCATCCTCATGCTTCATGCCCTCAGGCAACGTAAGCGGTGTAGCGACAGCCTCCGGTCCCTTCAGTATCCGATCAGCATGCTCCTGCGTCATACCGGTGTTCGGGTTGTAGAAGATATTCCTGCGTGCCCACAACAACGCCCTGCGACGCTCATCATTGATCTCGTTGATCTGGTCCTGCTGGTCGAGGTAGTAACTCACCTCACCCTTGGCATACATTGCCACTGGGTTGTCATGGAACCACATGGGTGTCAGTGGGAAGAAGCCCTGCAACTGGTATGGATCGTCCCACACCCAGATCGGCCACTTCCAGTCATTGTCTGCGTACAGCTCCAACCGGCGCGTCACCTTGTCCCACACGTACCAGACCTTCGTGCGCTGCGCCTTCTCATACGTGTCCTTGTCATCGAAGCCATACGCGCTGTAGCTGGCATCAGTCTTGTCGAACAGCGTGAAGTCATCCTCACCGTTGTCACCAGACGTGCCACCATTCATGATGTGCGTCGGCTCGAAGATCGAACGGAACTCCTCCTTCTCCTCATCCTCAGTCGCAAACACTGCGTTGATGTACTGCGTAGGCAGAAAATCTTCGATCATGATCCAGTTGGCGTCCGTGAGGTAAGGATCAGAACTATCCCAATCAACCAATACCTTATTAGGCAAACGGACGCGCACAAACGGTCCGCTCGGTTGGAGAAACTCGACCTTCTCTTCCAACGCAACCAACTTCTGCTCAATCTCTCTGATCTCCTCAGCATCCTTCGCTTCTGCAAGCTCCTGCGACAGTGTGACCAGATCGTTCACTGCCTGCTCGCTGCTCTTGTCCTTCTTCGTGTAACCAACCTCGAACCACGCCCTGTTCATCAACAATGCAACCAACACGTTGCGCTTGGCCTTGGGCTTGATGTTCACACCGGGCGGGTGCTTCATACTGAACAGTGTATCAACCAGTCGCTGCACTGCTCTTGTGAGATCGTCACCCACTTGGTCAATCGGTGCCTCAGCACGAGGCTCCAAGCTAACCGATACGATCGGGTTCTTAGCGTACAGTTCGGGGACCTGAGCGTTAACATTGCTGAATATGACGTTCTCAGTGGACGACGCCATCTCGTTGAGGCGTCGTGCAACTCGACGGTTGCCAGCCACGTCTGGGTTCTGTTGTCCGTCACGGTGACTGGCCTGATCGTGGTTGTAATAGCGAGTTGCCTCGTCCCACGCATCGACCAAATCCTGCATCTGCTTCTTAGCCGTATCTCGTCTTGATCGCCATATTCCACCGCGCTTACTAGACACAGGAATGCGGCTGTCCGGCATAGCCTTGTAGACAGCGGCGGCCTCCGGTTGCTCCGGCAAACCCACACCGGCCTGTGCCAACGACTGCTCAAGCGGATCACCACTGTCCGCGAACTCAGGTACGGGATCATCAGGATACGTGCCGCTCATTGATCAGAACCTCCCACTGAACAGCAGCACCAACAGGATGATCACCACGATGACACCAATGCCACCGAACCCATACGGTCCATAGTGACCACTGTGGTATCCGTAGTAGCCACCACCGAAGCCAAACACCACAAGCAGGATGATAACCAGTAGCAGGATCAGGCTCATTTGTGCCTCGCCATCTTGCCTTGCCGTTGCATGCGTTCGATCTCATGCCACGCCAACCACGCAGGCGGTGCATTCGGCTTACCAACGTAGCGTGCCAACCGTGGCCGCTGACTCATCGCATACTTCCACATGTCCATCGCGTGGTCGTTGCGGTCCACAGGCTTGTCAGTCGTGTCGTCACTGCCGTCACGCTTGAAGTAGTACTCAACGATCTCGTCCACGAACCACTGACACCGGTCACTGACATAGAAGTGCGGCGCATACCGCAGACCAGTGATCGGGTGCTCATGCTGCATCATCGGTGCGAGGTACTGCCAGTTCTTGGCAATGCCACTACTGATATCGTTGTTGCCCCGCTGCGTGCTGATGCCTTCTTCCTGAAACAGCGTGGCTACGGTCTCGCCCACCGAATGTCCACTACCTGTCTTGCGTCGGAATATGTCGGGGTCAGCGTAGATCGGTCGTAGCTCGTCACCCTCTCCGCAATGCTCAGCACGTATTGTATGTATACGCCGCGCCGCATCTGCGACGGTAAGCTCTGCAACACGGAACCCATCGAGCAGAAACACATTGGAGTCGTCGTCAACGTAAAAGAGTCCGTAACAACTGTGCCTTGACAGTCCGTGGTCGTATCCTTCCACGAACACAGGCTGAAAGCCGGACAACCGCAGTTGCCGCAGGTGTGTCCGTGCATCTTCATGCGCCACGACATGGACCGCTTCATCGAATTGGGGATAAATAAGTCCAGACAACGCACCCCATCGTCCGTAGACGAACCGTTCCCGCATAGAGCCAGTGTAAGTTGCAAGCATTCCTCGGATGTAATCGACTCCAACGTTGTCAACATTCTCGTACGTGCTCCCCTCGAACAACTCGATCAGCGGCTTGGGCTTGCCGTCCACCAACACAGGCTTGCCCTCATCATCCACTTCACACAGCAGCTTCTCACTGATCACACCGCGCTGATGGAAGTCATGCAGTGGCTTGACGATCTCTCGGTAACACCAGTTGCGTGTCGGGTTGAGCGTCGCCATGAACCATCGTGGTCCAACACGCGGCATCTTCGGGTCATCACCGACATACTCAGTGTTGCCACGCAGTCGTCCCATCAGGTCCATGAAGTCCTTATGACTAAACTCGGGGTCCTCCAACTGATCAACCACGATCCAGTCGTACGTTGCAGACAACAGGTTGCTCTTGCTCTCCTCCGTCTCCTTGCCACGCTGTGCCACATACCGGAAGTTCACTGTGCTGCCGTTCTTCAGTACCAGCGTGTTCTCATCACGACTCGGCATGCGCTTGATCCACGGTGCAGGACACCACTGCAAGAACTCACGCCTGATCGTGTCATTCAGCTTAGGATACGTGCTACGTGCAATCAGTCCATTGCAGCCAGGATAGTCCTTAGCCAACCGTAGAGCCTTGATACAAGCCGCCGCAGTCTTGCCGTTACCGAACCCACCACCGATGAACTGCACTTTTGCAACCGACTGATGAAATCGGTCATGCATGCCACCTTCGACGATCTTGTACCGCTTACTCATCAGTTGTCTTTGCCAAGCAGCATGGTCGATGCAGCCGTGGCAGTGACAGCAGTGGCACCGGGTGGGATGGCAACCACACTGTCAGTGCTGACAGGGATGACCAACACCACACCGTTGTCCCACGTATACGTCGTACCACCGGGCACACGTGCATGCGAGTACATCGTCCTGTTGCCGTGCACACCACTCACATCAACAGCAGCAGGCAACGCCACCTTCACACCCGCACCAAGCGTCAACGCCTGTCCAGCAACGAACGCCATCACACCTCTCCCATGTCAATGGTCGGCACCTCAGCCATGTCACGCTTTACAATCTCGATAACCAGACCACCATCCATTCGATGGCGATGCTCCACCACATCAGCAGCCCGATGACCACTGCGGTCCAGAATGTCACGAGCGGCAGCGATCCTATCGCCGCGCGTCCCTTCGTTGAGCGCAGCAACCATAACCTGCGCCGCATCATGCGCCTTGCGTTGTAACAGGTCTCGTACAACACCCGTCTCAGCATCGAGTACACTCCGCACAACGGCGTCGTGCATCTGTGTGAACGGGTCAGACACCTTGATGCGACCGATCTGGTCAACACTTAGGCCAGTAGCGATTGCAATCTCATCATCAGCCAACCCGAACAGCGTGTAACTCAGCACGACACCCACTGCATTCATCGTGCGTGGGACTTCGGGTAACTCACTCAGCTTCCTACGTGTCTGCGTGACGATCCGCTGTGCCTCTCGTTGCGTCGGCACTTCGATGAACTCATCCTCACGTCCATCACGCAACAC